TCAAAATACCGTGGTGATTTTGAAGAACGCTTTAAACTTGTTCTAGCAGCACTAAAGAAAAAAGGTAAAACCATCATGTTTATCGACGAAGCACACATGATTTCAGGTGCAGGTGCTGCTGGCGGAAATAGTGCAAACGATATGGCAAATATGTTAAAGCCTGCATTAGCGAAAGGTAACATCAAAGTTATTGCAAGCACAACATGGGAAGAATATCGCAAGTATTTTGAAAAAGATCGTGCACTTATGCGTAGATTCCAACGTGTAGGTATTGATGAGCCTAGTAGAGAAAACACAATTAAAATACTTGAAGGTTTGAAAAAGTATTATGAAGAATATCATAATACAACTATTACTTCAGAAGCAATAGAAACAGCAGTGGATTTAAGTATCAAGTATCAAACAGATAAAAAATTGCCAGATAAAGCAATTGATTTGATAGATGTTGCTTGTAGTAGATTTAAAGTGAGAAATCAAAAAGATGATCTTGTTGTAGGAAAAGACAATGTTCAATTTGAACTTGCAAAAATGATCAAGTTACCAGAAGAACAGGTTAAAGAACGTGAAAGTGCAAATCTAGTAAACTTGCCTAAGAATCTTAAATCAAAAGTATATGGGCAGGACGATGCAATTGACACAATTGTTGATAAAATTCTTGTAGCACAGGCAGGACTAAAAGATGAAAACAAACCTATCGGTAGTTATGTGTTTATGGGTCCAACAGGGGTAGGTAAAACAGAACTATCTAAACAACTAGCAGAAAACTTAGGTGTAAAACTTATACGTTTTGATATGAGTGAATATCAAGAAAAACATAGTGTAAGTAAACTTATCGGTTCGCCTCCTGGTTATGTAGGACATGAAGAAACTGATGGATTGCTTATAGAAAAATTACAAGAAAATCCTAATTGTGTACTACTACTAGATGAAATTGAAAAAGCACACCCAGATGTAAGCAGTATTTTGCTTCAAATTATGGATAATGGTAAAATTACTGGTAGTCACGGTAAAGAAGCTGATGCTAGAAATTGTATTCTAATCTTGACAACTAACTTAGGTGCTAAAGAAGCAGAGAAAAATGCTATTGGATTTAATGATAGTTTCGAAACTACATATGAAGATGCGGAACTTAAAAAGTATTTCTCTCCAGAATTTAGAAATAGATTGGACGGTGTTGTAACATTTGGCAAATTAAGTAAGCCTGTGATGTTTAAAATTGTTGGTAAGTTCCTTGTGGATCTCAAAGACAAGACAAAACAGAAAAACATAGATATTAAAATAACAGACGAAGGTTTAGATTACTTAGTTGATAAAGGCTTTGATCCTAAAATGGGTGCTAGACCATTACAACGTGTTATAGATAATGATATTAAAAAGCCATTAAGTAAACAAATGCTATTTGGTAACTTAAAAGACGGCGGAGTTGTACAGGTTGATGTCAAAGATGGCACAATAGTTTTGGAAGTTTTAGATAATGTCGTTACAACTACGTGAAACTACAAAACTACACTATAACACCTATTTGTATAAAGTTGTTTTTTATAATCATCTTACTCCGTACTTTAGAACTGAAATGCAAAAAGGTGGAAAATTAGGTTGGCTCAAAGAGATACTTGACGGTATAAACGGAACATACAAGTATGGTCAAACATATGTTGAAATTCCTAGTAGATACAACAGCACTTGTCAAGTATCTCACTACTTTGATGCAATTGAATTATACAGATTATTACTTAAACATGAAAATCATAAGATCCGTTGTGAACGTGCATTTCTTCATGTGTATACAAATGATCGCGATTTATGCAAAAACATGATTAACAAAACAAAACATGTCACAGAGTTTTGGGAACCTAATATTGAAAACATTGATATACTAAAGCAAAAAGAAAATGTTGTAATTGTTAATAAAAAACCAAAATACAAATATAAAATTTATTTAGGAAAAAGAAAAGGTCAACCTTCATTAGCAAAATGGATAGAAAACAATCCTGATTTAGCTAAAATGGGCGAAATTGCATTAGAAGAATGTTATAACGGAGGTTGGGTTAAGGGATATTACTTTCATGTCAAGGACGAAAAAGAACTTTTCTTATCTCAGATGATGGTAGGTGATAACATATCTAGAATAGAGAAACTCGTCTATAATAAACAATAGATAAATACAATATGGCAAGTAGTAGTGAAACAATAATCAGTGATCAAACGCATCCAGGAGATAGCACAACTGAGACTATCACCGGAGATAAATTTAAAGGCGACGGATACTATAGTAGATCCGACGGTTTTCATAGTGTTCAGTATAGTATTAATGGTTTTATTGGTACTATTGTAATGCAGGCTACACTAGCAACTACTCCAACAGCCAGCGATTGGTTTACTTTGAGTAGTACTGAACATGTAAGCACTAATGATAGTAGTGAGAACGGTGATGGCAGTTACATTTACAATTTCACAGGTAACTATGTATGGGTTAGAGCTTATGTAAGTGGATGGACTGACGGAACGGTATCTAGTGTAACATTAAATCATTAAGGAATTGACATGAATAATTTTGTAACAATTATATTTGACAAGAAAGAATCAGTTGATCCTTATGATATTTTAGAATCAGTAAACAACTACTCGCCAATTCTCACAGAGAACGAATTAGAAGCCTACATGTATGAACTAGACGAAAATGTTTGTATAGAAGTAGCCATTAATGAAATTACAGAAAACACTGCGGAAGACATTGCCATGAAAATATTTGATTTAGGTTTTGAAAACTTTGATTTAGAAATTACAGAAGCTGTTTTAACAGAACGCACTTTACGCAAAGGCGACCGAGGCGAAGATGTTAAAGTTTTACAACAACAATTATTAGACTTAGGCTTTGATCCTAACGGTGTTGACGGTATATTTGGACCAGGAACAGAACGTGCGTTAAGAGCATTTCAACAAAGTGCAGGAATCACGGTGGACGGATTAGCAGGTGGACAAACCCAGGCTGCTATAAGTGCAGAAGCTGCACCAAGAAATGCAGGTAAAGAACGCAAAGGCGGCACTTGGCAAAATCAAGCAGGTACTCCTGGGAATCCTAAAGAAGTAAGCAGATTAAGAGTAGGACGCTTACGAGATTACGTGTTTGATTATACTCCGGAAAATTGGAGAAGATTACGTAGAACACACGAAGCAGTTACTATAAGTGATTTTGGAAATAGAAACAATCCGGTTATATTAATGCCACGATTACCGATGAATGGACAACCTCCTACTAATCCAGATGGTCCACTATATACTAATCAAGGTATTAGATTAGATACTCCTGCACAACAATCGGATGAACCAGACTTTATAAGAACAGCACGAGGGGCAATTGATAGTTCAGATGATACTAGTCCAAACAGCAGACCTTTTTGGCCTACAAACTATGACGGAAATGACCTAATTGCAATTGAAGGCGAACCAGCAAGAGCTATAGCGGCAAAAATTAGAGAAGCATATGATAATGCTAATTACCTAGAAATGTGGCGTTTAATACATCATTACAGAAGATTTTATGCTGCATTTACCGCAATGCCTGATACTTATAATGGAATTAGAACAGCCGCTGAACGCCAACTCGGTAGTATGACTGCTGACCAAAAACGTGAGTATGGTGTAACACCATTGGCCACAACACTTAATGATTTATTACCACCTCAAGGAGAATCTACAACCAAAATAGATGACGTAGTAAATGAAGAAACATATGACGGAGATGAATTTCATGAGGCATATGGCGAACTATGGTATAACGAAGATGAAGAAGTTGATGAAGCTGAATACCAAGGACGAAAAGTTAAACTGGGTAAACCAATGCGTGGCGATGTTAAGAAGTTTAAAGTGTACGTCAAGAATCCTAAAGGTAATGTAGTCAAAGTTAATTTTGGTGATCCTAACATGAAGATTAAAAAATCAAACCCTGCAAGACGCAGAAGTTTCCGTGCTAGACACAATTGTGACAATCCAGGACCACGTCATAAGGCACGTTATTGGAGTTGCAGAAAATGGTAAAAATTAACGAAGTAAAAGCACTAAAAGAAATAGCGTTTGTTCCGGCACTTTTTTGGGCACTCGCCGCAGCAGGAGTATCAATGAGTGCAGCAAAAGCATATCAGTACTATAGTGATTGGTACGATGGCGATATTACTGACGAAGAACTAAAAAGAGCTTTAGGTGTACAGGCAGCTGAAACAATTTTAAGTTTTGGTGCAGTTGCAGGTGTTTCAAAAGGTGTAAAACTAAGTTGGCGTGCATTTAACAGAGCCTGGAAAAAAGCACCAAGAAAAGAACCGCCTTTAACAAGTCCTAAACCAATAGATAAATCATTTGATAAAAACCAACCGTTGAGTAATTTTGGCAATACAGGAAATAGAAACCCTAGATATAATCCGTTAACTGGTAGGACTGATCCGCCATTAAGGAGTGGAGATAGCTAATGAAAATTAATGAATTTTACGATATGGAAATAGACAAAGACAAACCAATTTTTGCACCATTGCCATTTAATGTAGCAGAAGATCTTATGATTTACATGCGTAATAATCCAATGTTTTATAGAAAAAAATACTGGCCAGTAGTGGATCATATTAAATCTAACAACCAGTCAAAAGAAGCAATTGATACAAGGCGTATTGATAAACTTATAAATGATGGTATAGTTAGCTATTGCAACGAATACAAGATTCCGCATGATCCAATGTCATTACTTGATAATAATGACAGACACGAAATTATATCAAAAATTATAGAGGAAGAAATGTAATAATGCGCTATAATGACTTTCGTATAGTAGAAGCAAAACAACTAGGTCGTGCATTTAATCATTTAGAAGACCTAGTTTTTTTCTATGGCAGCGAAGGAACTTTTGAAGCATTAGAACATTTAAAAGATATTGCTACAGAAGCAGGTAGTAAAAGTATACGTATGAAGTGGGACGGCAATCCTCAAATTTATTGGGGTCGTGCAGAAAAAGGCGGACCACTTGTACTAGCAGGACACAATGCTTGGGCAAAAGGTGTTGCTGCTACGTCACCAGAAGAAGTAGCAGACTTCATTATAAACAAATCAGGTAATCCTAAAACACCTGAAGAAGTTGCTGCACGTAAAGAATTTGGTAATCAGTTTGCTAGTTTATATGATGAATTTGACAAAGCAACACCAAGTGATTTTGTAGGTTATGTATATGCAGATGGGCTTTTTTTACAAAAACCACAAATAGAAAACGATGTATACACATTTTGTCCAAATCCAAAATCAAAAACTTGTTATCATGTCCGAGCAAACAGCGAACTAGGACAAAAAATTAATAATGCTAACATTATGGTAGTAGGACATGCATATTTTCCTGAGTTTGGTGCACCTGATAGTAGTCAACAACCAATGCAGGACTTTAGTGCATTTTCATTAAATCCTAATGTTATTGTTTTAGGACCAATTTATAATCAAAAACCTATTGATGTAAATTTAGGCGCAATAGAAAAAGTAGAAACATTTGTGAGATCAAATGGAAAAACAATAGACACCTTCTTACAAGGTACAGCAGGTTTAAGCGATTTAAAAAACATAATCTATACATACGTTAACCAAACAGCAAAAGCCAAACAACTAGATAATTTAAGCGAAAAACATTTTTTTGATTGGCTTGGTAATAGTAAAGTAAGTGCAAACAAGCAAAGAAAAATACAAGAATTAAACCAAACAAATAAAGGCAGTTTGAAGGCAATTTTTACACTTGTATTAATGATACAACGTATGAAAGACGAAATCATTGATCAAATGGAAGGCGAACAGGGAGACATTTGGGATACAAACGGCGAAGGTCGTGTTCGTTATGCAGATCCACAAACAAAACAATTTGGTAATATCAAACTTGTTCCAAGAAAAAGGTGGACACCAGCATGAGATTTAGTCAACTTTTTGAAGAATGGAATGTAAGAGATGGTGTAAGACAAGGTCCTCCATATCCAGATGAACAAAAAAAATTGGTTAGAGGTATGCAAATGAGATTAACCTACTTAGGTTATGATGTTGGGCCTCGTCGTTTTGACGGCAAATACGGACCAGACACTGCAAGAGCAGTAGCAGCATTTAAAAATGATTTTGATTTTGATGGCGATGGTTCTAGTATAGACTATGAAGAACTTGTGACCATGTCTTCTGCAGAACCTGTAGAAAATCCTACAGCTACTCAAAGCAATAGCGATTTAGGTGATCTTGCTAGTATAAGCAATGCTGGTAGAGCAAAGAGTGTGGTTGAAAGTTTTTTAGGTAGAGAAGTTAGTATAGAAGAATTAGGTTTATTAATTAGAGCAGTAGCAGCAGAAGCTAGTCCTGATGCTGAAGAACGTGCAGCAGTGGCAGCAGTCATTTTAAACCGCACTAGATCTAATTCTTTTCCAGATACAATACGTGGTGTTTTAACACAGCGTAACCAATTTCAAGCAGTAACAGGTACACGTTTTGACCCAGGCCCAAGTAGAAATTTCACAAATATGTCTAGTCAAACAGCAGGACAAGTTATTGGTGCATTAATAAGATACCTACCAAACATGAATCAACGTTGGTTAAACTTTACAAGTAATAATCCACGTGCATATGGCAGAGGTACAAACATAGACTTTATGTATGCAATGAGATCTTCTCCAGGTGCTGAAGTAATTGGGCAAACGGTATTTGGAACGGTATAAAGGACAAGAGTATGAGACTTAGACAACTTTTTGAAGCACCAGGCGAAACGGTAGGACTTATATTTGGTAGATTTAATCCTCCGCACAAAGGACACAAAGCAGCATGGGAAATGGCTAGCCAAGAAACACACTGGTATGTAGGTACTAATATGGGCACAATAGGTCCTAAAGATCCTTTACCATTCCAAGTTAAAATTAAAGCAATGGAAACGATATGGCCGGAAGTATCAGACCATATAATAGCAAGTCAAAGTTGGCTAACTCTTGCAAGTGAACTTTATGTTAAACATCCTAATGCGACATTAGTTTTGTTTACAGATGAACAATGGGTTCCAAAAACAATTAACCAATATAATGGTACAGAAGGTCCACACGGCAGTTATAATTTCAAATCTATAGAAACAAAACCTACACCACGTTTAAGCAGTGCAACAGCATTAAGAAAAGCAGTATTAGACAATAGCCCAGAAGAATTTGCAGATGCGGCTGGTGTTCCAGCAGATACCGTAATAGATGTTCCAGGAGAAAATATCACATTCTTTGACATGGTGGCTAAGTACTTAGAACCACATAGAGAAAAACTATTGGCTAAGAAAAAATGAACATTGAAGACTTACAACATTTAGCAGGTATACGTAATAAATTCACAGGATTTACGCCTTATGTGCCAGAAAACATGAGCATTACAGGCACTGAAAAATCTAAAATACAACGTAAGAAAAAAATACAACCTGGTACCGACGAATGGTTTAAATTGTGGTTTAGTCAACCACACTTAACAGGGGAGAAGCCAGTTGAGGATTGAGCATTTAGACGAAGGCGTTGGACGCATTGTTAAAGGTGTAAACACTACACCTGATGTTGGTCCTAACGAAATTCCAAAACAAGCTGCAAAGTTTGGTAATAAAGTGGACAAAGATGGACGTCCGCCAACACTTTCAAAAAGAGTTAAAGGTAAAAGTACAAATGTGCTTTTTAACCTTGGATTAACAGAAAGTTTACCAAAAGATCCTGAAGCTGATTTTTTAGATAATGAAAGATACTACAAGCAACAATTTGAAATATTCAAAGTTGGTGTTGACTTTTATTTAGAGGACGGACTGCCTGTAACACCAGACGTAATACGTTCGTGGGGAGACGCAGACAATAGACTAATAGATATGTTAATGGACTATTACAAAAGAAGAGGCGGAAAAGTAGAAGAAGCTCGTTATACAGCAGCAGAATGGGCTATCATAGAAGGTGGACATAGTTTAGAAGAAACTGCACCACAACCTAAAAAGCCTGGCAGGATATTTGCATCACTCACAGAAGAAGTAAAAATAGACAACAAAGATGGGTGGGGTGCTGTACCTTGGAACCAAGAAGTAGACTATAGAGGTTTACGTGTTAAGATGAAGCCAAGCATATTCATCAACCTAGCAGCAAG